GAATGCAATGATATGCTCCTGATTGGCGATCATCTTCTCATTGGTGCGATTGGCCGAGTCATCGTCGGCGGTGAGTGCAGCATCAGCCTGGGAGATGAGCTGATCATTGCGAACTTGGTCCATGTAGGAACCCATGATCACAGCACCAGTAGCGACAGCACCAACGACAGTGGTAGCCGCATTGAAGGTAGCAGCCACAGTGCCAAGGGTAGCACCGAGAGCACCACGAACGGAAGAGATAGCCATGGTATATTCTCCAACAGGAGGAACCAATGCACGGATGTGCATTGGTTTAGGCACGTTAGCCATATAACGATGCTTAGCCATGTAGGCTCTTACGGACTTTACGCTCACTACCCATAGCGGGCACGAGACACCGTAAGACGGTAGGCACGGTACTACTCAGTGGAGCACGCTGAGCGCGAGATGTGCATACACACACCCACCTGCACCAACGGTGCATGTCTATACACACACCGAACCAAGAAGGGAGAGCGTGTAATATCTTTCTTTCTCTCTGTTGGACGTAGCCACCCACCCAGCGTGTGCTGGATGGGCAGCGTGTAATGGTCAGAAGGGGATGTCGGCATCATCCGACAACAGGTGCGCGATCTCAGCTTTCATGTTCGCGTCGGCCTCATGTGCCAGCACGAGCGGATGGTTCTTGATGCGCTCGTAGATGGCGTTGCTGATACCACCGTCAGCGTGATCATGGTCACTCAGCCACCAACGCACAATCTCATCATAGTAGGACATGACGCCCATGGTACGTACTCCCAGGGCACCATTGCCCTCATCTGCACCAACGGTGCATGAGTGATGCGCCAATGAAGGTGGGGGACGTGTAATGCTAGTTTTGAGCTTGGGAGGGGGGGTGGTTTGTAAATGGGAAGCGGGTGGTGTGTAACAATACGTTGACACATATAAAATAAAAAATATGCACTGCATTATTATCTGATAATATCAATACGTTGATACATATCAAAAAAATAAAATTATATTACAACTATATTCACTATTATTTATACGGCAATACATGTGAAAAGAAAAAATCATACTGCAATATTATTCAATAATAACTTCTTTATAAAAATAATAATAAATATTATTTCCTATAAAAATATAATATGTTGGCATGATTCTTGCTCTTACTTACTTCTTTCTGTACAGTACATGTACAGAGTACATGTTGACAGATGGGTATTTTGGCGATAAGATACCTAAACATCAACTGAGAAGGAAAAATTATAATGCCTAGTCGTGAAGATTTAGAAACTTACGTGGGATGGAAAAAAATGACCCCCACTTCCCGTAAAGTAGCGTCTGAATTATCACAGTTTCGTTTGGACTCACCTGAATCTATTGCTGCACATAAGAAAAATGAAGAACTTACTCTTAAAAATATAGATAATAGAAAAGCTGAGGCAGAGTTAAAAAGAGCCGCTATTCCTCGCCCAGGCCCCGTAAGAAGTTATTATCCTAAATAATATTAATAATTAACACCTAAACATCAACCAAGGAGTTTTGGAATGTCCGAGAAATTAATGGTACCATCTGAGGCTGTAGGAACTGATGGTAAGCTAAAAAATTGTTATGAAATGGATTCCCCTCTTCAAGTACCTAGAGTGTACGGAATTAGAAGAGACGATAAAGATAATCTTTTACCTTCTCGTACGGAGAAGAGGTTAAAAGATGTACATGGTTTTTGGAAAAGTCCTTTACCAGCATCAGATATGCTTAAGATTATTTCGCATATAAATGGCGATCCATACAATAATGGAAAATATTCTGAGCATATTTTTTATAACGGCGCTAAATATACATTAGCACCTGACTCACTTACAGGTCCTAATGAATATCCTACTACAAACTCTGGGGAATCAGATCCAAATAAACTAGACCAACATACTAAAGGAGCTAAGCTAGATGCTGGTAAGCTCCGTGCTTCATTGGTTCTAGGTGGGTTTAGTAATGCACTTACAGAAGTAGTACGTGTTGGTACAGATGGGGCTAAGAAATATACAGATAATGGGTGGAAGAGTGTACCTAATGGTATTGAGAGATATACCGATGCGATGCACAGACATCAGTTAGCTGAATGGGGTGGAGAGTACTTAGATAAAGAGACAGAGATTGTACATGCTGCTCATTTAGCATGGAATGCGTTAGCTAGATTAGAGTTAATTTTAATGAAGAATAAATCTTCTGATGAGTAATAATCTTACACGAGAGATGGTAGAGAAAGCTCTACCATCTACTCTTAGAGCATCTGCTACACAGCAGTTTGTGGATCAGATTAATAATATAGTAAGTGATCCTCTTATTGCTGAGCAAGTAAGAAATAACTTTATATCTTATTCTAGAGTACTAGCTGAAGGTAAATTTAAAACTGAAGATTATCTACATGCGGTAACGTATGTAAGTTTTAAATTAATGGGAATGACTAATCAGGATGCTTACTTTAGGACATTCCCTGTAAGGCATCAGACCCTGGTAGCTAAGGGAACCATAAGCAAAGATATTGCTGCTTATGTATCTGCTTATCATAAAGGTAAATTAGTAAATCTTATTATGGAACAGTCCTTGGTTCCCTCTTGGGTATTAAACCAAGATATGTACCAGAATGCTCTTAATGTACAAGCTGAGTTAATGATTAATGCTTCGAGTGAAAAAGTACGTACAGATGCAGCTAATTCTATTCTGACGCATCTTACTAAGCCTAAAGAAGCCGGTCCTCTTGTTAATATTGATCTTAGAGAGACTGCTGGTATTAATGAATTAAAAGATATGATGGTTAGGTTAGCACAAACCCAACAAAAAGCTATCGAGGGTGGTGCTACATCTACATGGATCGCTGCTCAAAAGATTATAGATGCAGAGGTTGTTGAAGTACCATGACAGAGTTAATTAAACAGGGTATTGATGAGTGGTTAGATAATGTTGATTATAGTGTATTAAACTCATCTGAGTATGTACCTAGTGAGTTTGCTCTTACATTTATGAACTTTATTAAGTTAGTAAATGGTGGGACAGGGGAATCTAACCAAACTCCTCCTGTTCATTTAAAGATGCTAGATAAATTAACCAAGGTTGGTCTAAGACAATATCTAGCTAATCTTTGTTTTAGAGGAAGCGGTAAGACAAGTATATTTATGGAGTATCTGACTCTGTATGTTGCCATGTTTGGTTCTCTTCCTGGGTTTGGTGATATTACTGGTATGATTTATGTATCAGACTCCATGGAGAATGGTGTTAAATCTGCTAGAAAGAATATTGAATTTAGATATAATAATAGTGCGTTCTTACAAGAGTGGATTCCACACGCTTTCTTTACTGATGCTTATATGGAATTTAAGAATAAAGATGGGCATCAGTTAGGTGTACGGAGTTTTGGGGCAAAGGCATTAGCTTTAGATACCACATTGTATTTGGCTTCTGGAGATTGTACTACAATAGGACAGTGTATGGTTGGGGATGTAATTATAGGAGCTAACGGTAAACCTACCGAGATTATCGAAAAAAGTGAGATTTTCCATAAACCTATGTATGAAATTTTGCTTAAAGATGGGCGCTCTTTAAAGGCAAGTGAAGACCATCTTAATCAAGTTTATGTAAAGAAATTCTCCTCCGAGAAGACGTGTAATAATCATACATACGAGGAAAAAACACTCACTACTAAGGAACTTATTAATATACCTATGTCTGTAAAAGATGCACGAGGCAATACAAGACCCTTATTGTGGATTGAGAATATTAAACCTATTGAGTGGCCTTTAAATGAAAGTAATCTTATTGATCCTTATACTGTAGGGATATTACTTGGTGATGGTTCTTTAAATACTAAAACTAATGGTAATGTACCTGTAGTATTAACTGCTCATATAGATGATTGGCCTACGTATATTACTAATATTCCTTATCCACTAGGAAAAGAGTATTTAGATAAACGTAATTCTAATGTTATCATGAGAACTATTTGCGGTATTAATAGTTTAATCTCCGCTCATAATTTATCGAGCCACGGTAATGATAAAAAGATACCGAAAGAGTATCTATATGGATCTATTGAACAAAGACTACATTTACTACAAGGATTAATGGACACAGATGGCTCCTCCACTAAAGAAGGTAAATCATTATTTTCGTCAAATAGTAAGCAACTAGTCATGGATGTTATGTTTTTGGTGCATAGTCTTGGTGGTCAAGCCAGTTGGTGTTCTTCTGGTAAATCTGATCACTATAGGGCATACCTCCGTCTAGACATGCCTATGTTTCGTTTGAAACGTAAACTTGTTTATCAACGACCCATAAGAAACAATAAAATGGCGATAGTTTCTATTACCCCTATTGCAGATGAACCGAGTCAATGTATCGCAGTAGATAACGACGAGCGGCAATTTATTGCCGGATCGTTTATCCGAACCCACAATACCGGCCTACGAGGTACCAAGATCTTTGGTAAACGACCAACATTAGCTGTACTAGACGATCTTGTGAGTGATGATGATTCTCGCAGTGAAGCAGCTATGTTATCTATTAAAGATACTATATATAAAGGTGTAGATCACGCTCTTGATCCAACTAAACGTAAGGTTATCTTTAACGGAACACCCTTCAATATGGGTGATGTGCTTGTAGAAGCGGTAGAGTCCGGTGCATGGGATGTAAACGTATGGCCTGTGTGTGAGAGATTCCCTTGTGAGCGTGAGGATTTCGTAGGAGCCTGGGAAGACAGGTTCTCTTTTGATTTTATTCAAGAGCTATACGAAAAAGCTGTGTTAACTGGAACAGTATCAGGCTTTAACCAAGAGCTTATGCTTAGACTTACCTCAGAAGAAGAAAGATTAATCCAAGACGCTGAAGTAAATTGGTATTCTAGGGTAAAATTATTAGAATCTAAGTCTAATTATAATTTCTATATTACTACTGACTTTGCTACCTCCACTAAAAAGACCGCTGACTTTAGTGTGATATCTGTTTGGGCATATAATAATATTGGACAGTGGTTTTGGGTTGATGGTATGTGTGAAAGACAGACTATTGACAAAACATTTGATGATTTATTTAGATTGGCTCAGCTTTATAAACCACAACAAGTAGGTATTGAAATATCTGGACAACAACAAGCATATATTAAACTATTAC